CTAGCAGCCGGCCAATCGGATCTAGCGGCGCAAGCCATGGGCTACGTGGCTTCCAGCGGGCCGAACATGGCGCTGCTGGGCAAGGGCACGGAATCGCAGTCCGGACGCGCCATTCAGGCTCAACAACAAGGCGGCATGATTGAGCTTGGCGACGGGCTTGACACGCTGCGGCGGTTGGATTGGCGCGTCTACAAGCAGACGTGGAACGCGATCCGCGAGTATTGGCAAGCGCCGATGTGGATTCGCGTGACGGATGATGAGCGAGCGCCCCAATATGTGGGGATCAATCAGCCGCAAATGCAGATGACGGAATTTGGCGAGCAGATGGTTGGGATGCAAAACGCCGTCGCTGAGATGGACGTTGATATTCTGATTGAGGATGCGCCGGACCTGTCCAGCCTAGAGGGCGAGACGTTCGCGGCCATGATGGACGTGTTGAAGTCTGGCGCTCCGCCGCCCGTGATGATGTTCATTGCTGAGATGCATCCGGGCTTGGCGTCGTCGAAGAAGCGCAAGCTTCAACAGATGATTGAGCAGATGATGCAGATGGCCGCGCAACAGCAGCAGCAAGAGCAAGCCAAAGAGCAAGCCAAGACGCAAGGCGATTTGGCGATACGGAAACAGAGCGCCGACACGCAGTCCGCCCGTTTGGAGCTGGATGCGATGGTTGCCGGCGCTGACATGGCGGAGAAGGCCGGCAGGCCGGACCCGCAGATGAAGGGACCGCCCGCGCAAGCGTGATTGCGCGCATTCGGCTCGCCCCCGTTACCGGGCGCAATCGCTTCCCGCCAGCGTTATGGCGGAGGTCAACGGAGAACCACGATGGCAAAGGAAACCGGAGACGGCGAAGCAAAGCCGTTGAATGAGATCATCGCAGAGCGCAATGAGCGCCCCGTTATCGCGGATTATACCGACGATGAAGGGCGCGAGGCGGCTCACATTGAGCAACGCGAGCAGCGGGAAGAAGTAGAATCCCGGCCACCAAAGAGGCGCGAAAGGCGTCAGATTGAGCCGGGCTATGTCCCCCTGAGCGAAGTGCTCAATGAGCGCGAGCGTCGGCAGCGTGTCGAAGCGGAGAACGAACGTTACCGCCAATGGGTAGCTGAGCATAACGCGCGGCTGAGGGAACAGGCGGAAGCGGAAAGCGAAGCGCCTGACATGTTCGCGGATCCACAGGGGTATAACCTGTGGGTTCAGGATAGCGTGAGGCGACACGCTCAGCGGCTTGCTGATGAGCGTCTTGGGCCATTGCAGGAACAGCTGAGAGATCAGCAAATTAAAATGTCTGCGATGGCCGCGCAATCGCGTCTAGGCTTGGATAAGTGGAAAGATTTGAATGAGTGGATTAGGGCTTTGCCTAAAGCCACGTTCAATGAGCTTTCCGCAGAGCCGGATCCATACGCAGCGGCGGAAGTCGCTTGGCGACAAGAACGTGTGTTCAGAGAGCTTGGCGACGATGATCTAGAGACTTGGTACGAAAAGCGGTCCAAGGCGCGCGCTGCTGAGCAGCGGCGCGCAATGGCTGCTGCCATCATGGAAGATGAAGACGCGGACGATGAGGAAGACGACGCGCCCCCGGCGCGAGCGTTGCCAAAATCGTTTGCGGGCAGACGCTCCGTTGACGAACGCGGTGCGGGCGGCAGCTATGCCGGCCCTAAGCCGCTAGCGGAAATCATCAGAAATAAACCCCGTAATAGACGCTGAGCGCGCATCGCGTGTCAGCAAGCGAAGAAGGAATAACCAGCTATGGCTGACACACGCGCAGCAAGTGGATTGACCGCCCAGCAATGGGATGATCAGTTTTTCACGGAGTATTTCCAAGACAATCGGTTCGCTGATCAGATGGGGACCGGTACAAGCTCGATTATCCAGGTCAAGGAAGGGCTCACCAAGCAGACGGGCGATTCGCTCACGTTCGCATTGGTGAACAAGCTCTCCAATGACCCGGTGCTCGGCACTGATTTGCTGGAAGGCGCGGAGGAGGATCTTTCCTCCCGTTCGTATCGCCTCTACGTGAACAAGCGCCGGAACGCCGTCCGCGTCGCGGAGATGGAGGAGATTAAATCCGCCATCGATTTGCGCGAGGCTGGGCGTGATGTGCTCATGGATTGGGCCAAGGAAGACACTAAAGACCTGATCATTGACGCCATCGAAAGCATCAATGGCACGGTCTATGCGTCGGCTTCGGAAGCCAACAAGGATGCATGGCTTGTGGACAACGCTGACCGCGTGCTGTTCGGGGCTGCCTTGTCAAACAACTCATCGAACGACCACAGCGCATCGCTGGCGAACGTGGACAACACGAACGACAAGCTGACTCCTACGGCTCTGTCGCTCATGAAGCGCATGGCGTTGAAGAAGCGGACGGACGGCGCCCCTAAGGTGCGACCGGTGCGCGATCCGGGCAATGGCAAGCGTTATTATATCGCGTGGACGCATCCGCTGCTTATGCGTGATTTGCGGTCCGACTCGACAATCACGCAGGCTCAGCGCGAAGTCTCGCTCCAAATGGAGAATAGCCGCCTGTTCGAAGGCGGGGACATTCTCTGGGATGGCATCATCGTGAAGGAAGTGGATGACTTCAACGCCATCACAGGCGTTGGGGCTTCGTCCATTGACGTTGGCCGGTGCGTTCTCCACGGGGCGCAAGCGATCGGCGTCGCCTATGGCAAGCGTTGGCGCACGCGCACGAAGGAATTCGACTATGGCGACAAATACGGCATCGCCGTTGAGTGCGTCATGGGCGTGGGCAAAATGCAATTCGGTAAGAACGTAGCCTCAGACACGGGTGACTTGGTCGATCATGGCCAAGTGACGGGCTACTTCGCTTGCGTGGCTGACTCGTAAGAGCTGGATTGAAGGAGATTCACAATGGTAGCTGAAACACTTACCGCCACGCGCGGTAGCAAAAACTTCCCAGGGCCTATGTCCCCCACGGTGGCCGGCACAGTGATGTGCGCTTATGGCTCCTACACGATCGCCGCCGCTGTTGAGGATGGCGATATCTTCGAAATGTGTTGGGTGCCGGCTGGAACCGTGTTGCTTGGTGGCTTCTTCTACGGGGCCGATATCGACACGGGCACGGAAACGCTGGACATGGATCTAGGATGGGCGGCCAACGGCGGCTCTGGCACGTATGATGCAGCTGATCCTGACGGGCTTGGCAATCTGGGCGTGCTGACCGGCGATGCGTTCGCCACGGGCAATCTCTCGCCTGTCGCGGGGCTGATCTATCCGTTCAGCGGGATCTTCGCGACGGGCATCCTTCCGTATTTCACGCGCAAGACGCTGCTTCAAATCGAAGCCAATGCGGCGTCTGCTGCGGGTCATACGGGCACGGTGTCCTTGGTGGCGTTCTACACCGTTGACCCGAGTCTGATCACGTGAGGGCTCGCTTCTTAGGCGATCCGGTGGAGCGGTCGAAAGGCCGCTTCACCAATCCTCCGGGCGATTGGTTCGATGTGCCGGAAGGCATGGAAGACAAGTACGCCAATAACTCGCATTTCGAAGTGGATGCGTTCGCGCAAGCCGGTGATGAGCCGGTGAAGCGGCGACCAGGCAGGCCGCGCAAGCTCCCCCCCCCTTATGTGCCTCCGCCTGAGAGTGAATCCAAGCGCGCCGCATCACTCGTGACGGAAGACATTTTGGGTGAAGTGACGGCGGAAGTGGCGGTACTTTTAAAGGCTTAACGCTTCATGACGATCACTAACGCCACATTGCGCACTCGCGTTGCGGAAGACTTGCGCATCAAGTCTGTAGATATGGACCTGGACGACGCTGACGCTGATCGCATCGACCGCAGGATAGCGTCGGCGCAATCTTACCTACGCGAGCTGGGGCTTATCTGGTGGGATGACGACGCTATCCCCGAACACTGTGAAGACGCCATGTCGATGGTTGTTTGCGCCATGTCTTGCGTTGCGTTCGGCAAGATCGGGCAGGGTTACGAGGCGGGCTTAGCGTCTGGCGTTGCTCTACTCAAGAGCATCAAGCCTTCGACGAACGTCGAAACGTTGCGGACCACGTATTACTAAATGCCGCGCGTCCAAATCACGTTGCCCAGCGCCAAAGCTGAGGGGCTATCTAAATTCGTTTCGTCGCAGTCATTGACGAATATGTATCTGGAAGTAGCGCGAGAACATGGGCCGGGTCTTTACGGCGTGCATGGGCTTACTTCGTTTGTGACATTGCCTAGGGCTCCGGTTCGTGGGCTGATTGAATTTGATGGCATGATGTTAGCTGTTTCTGGCGAACGGCTTTACACGATTGACGATGACGGTGTTGATACGGAAGTGGGGACGATCGCGGGAACCTTGCCGGTTTCGATGGCGAGCAATGGCCTAGAGGTGTTGATCGTATCGGACACAAACAGCTATTTGTGGGACGGCACGACGCTAGCTACGGTTACGGATGTGGATTATCCTGATGCTGGGTCTGTTTGTTTTGTCGGCCAGTATTTCGCGGTGCATGACCGTGATACAGGCCGCTTCTATATCAGCTCTCTATTGGATGGTTCGGCGTGGGATGCGCTGGACTTCGCGACTGCGGAAAGCGAACCGGATAACCTAGTTCGCGTTCTTTCTGATAGCGGTGATTTGATTTTGATGGGCGCCAAGACTGTTGAGACGTGGCCGGTTACGGGTGATCTTGATTTTCCATTCCAGCGCGCCGGCTCCACGTTGACGCTCGGGCTCATTGGCCGTGACGCGGTTGCCCAGATCGATAACAGCTTCATTTGGCTCGCGTCCGATCGCACGGTTAGGGTGTTGCGTGCGGTGACGCCGCAGCGGGTGAGCACGCATGACATTGAACGCATCATTCAGGCATGGCCGGACCCTGATCTAAGCCGCGCCTTCGCGTATACGTTGGGGGGTCATTCGTATTGGTGTCTTTGGAATCCTCACGGGTGCGTGATTTGGGATGCGACGACAGGGCTTTGGCATGAGCGCGTTAGCTTTGGGCGCAACACGTGGCGTTGTGCTACGGCGATTCAGATTTGGAATAATGTCTATCTAGGCGACCCGGTTGATGGCGTGATCTACCAGGCGGACGAAAGCGCGCACGATGAAGCCGGCGCGGCGATGGTCCGCGAATTCGTGACCATTCCCCAGGGGCCAGGCGGGGCTCCGTTCACGCTGGATGCGGTTGAGATGGAGATTGAGGTTGGCGTTGGGGTTGGCGGGAGTGGTCAAGGATCTGACCCCGAAGTATGGCTAAGGATGAGCCGAGATAGCGGGGAGACGTTCGGCGGGCGCTTGCTGCGCAGTATAGGGGCGCGCGGCGCCCGCCGACGCCGTGTCGTGTGGCGCAATCTAGGCCAGTTTCCGCCTCACGGCGGCGTGATCGCGTTCGGTTGTTCTGACCCTGTGCGCGTGGCGCTGACAGCCGCGTGGGCGGACATTGTGCCGGACCTGCCGTGACGGTTGTCCGCTGGCCACAGCCCCCTAGGCGGGCTCCTGAGACGCCGGAAGATGCGGAGACTTGGTATCGCGATGTGACGCGGTGGATGGGTCTGATAACGGCTAAGCTGGAGGGCTCTGTGATCGAAGGCGATGGCTCGCCCGAAGGTGCGGTGCCGGCGCGAATTGGGACGGTGTTTGTGCGCCGAGACGGCGGAGCCGGCACGAGCTGTTACATTAAAGAGGCTGACGATGGCGCGGCGACGGGATGGGCGGCGGTATGATACGTGAGGCGACCCATGACGATATTCCAGCGATTTGCACGATGGGCGAACGGTTTTGGGCGCTTAATCCTTGGAACGCTGCGGGGCCCTTTTCGGCAGAAAAGACCGCCCAGGGCCTAGAGGCGTTTCTAGGAAGCGACGACTTTACCGTTATGGTGATCGATCGCGGCGGCGTCGTGTCCGGCATGATTTGCGTCGTCATCGTTGACGTGTGGACGGTTGAAGGCGGTCAATACGCGCAAGAAATGTTTTGGTGGGTTGAGCCGGACGCTTCGGCGGAGTCTCGGGCGTTGTGGAAGGCGGCTGAGGATTGGGTTGCGGCGCGGGGCGTTAAGCTCATGTCCATGGGTAGGCTGCATGGACATCGCGATGATGTGATAGATCGTGTTTATCGCGGTAGGGGTTATCAGCCGGCAGAACACATTTACCTTCGGGAGCTTGTGTGATGGTTATTTCAACTGCTGCTGCAATCGTTCTTGGTGCTGGGGCTATCGCCACTTCCGGCGCTCTAGCCGCTCGCAGCCAGGCCAAGGCGGCGAAGAATGCCGCCAACATTCAAGCGCAGTCAGCAAGTCAGGCTTTGGACGCGCAAGAACGAATTTACCAGGATCAGAAAGCTACGTTGACGCCAACGGCTTTGTCTGGCGCGCAAGCGCGGGCTCGCCAAATGCAGATGCTCGGTTTTTCAACTGGCGAAGTGAATGACTACCTGAAATCTCAATATGCAGCCTTTGGACGTGCTGGCGAAGCGCCTAGCTTTGGCGATTTTGATGCTGGCGCGTTCTTGCGATCGCAGCCGGGTTACCAGTTTCAGCTAGGCGAGGGTCAGCGTGCGATTGAGCGAAGCGCGGCGGCGCGCGGCGGTCTGCTGAGTGGCGGCGCTGGTCGCGCTCTTGAGCGATACGGGCAAGACTATGCGAGCACGAAATACGATGATCTTTTTAACAAGTTTGGCGGCCTTGGTGGATCGGGTGACAGAGCTGCGGGAACGACGGTGAACGTTGCGGGCGCATTTGGTGATGCGCAACGTAACCTGATCTTGGCTCAAGGCGATGCGCGGGCGAGCGGCGTTTTAGGGTCTGGCAAGGCGTGGGGTAATTTCTGGGGAAATACTGTGCCGGGAGCTATCGGATGGGGCTTCGGCAATTGGCCAGGCAACGGCAACGGATAGGCGTGTCATGGTTGATTATAACATGCCGCAAGTGGACGTATGGGGCGCGTTCGCGCGTGGTCGCGCGATTGGCCAAGACATGCGCCAAGAACGCAATCAGCGAGCACAGGGCCAAGCGTTCCAGACGGGCGGCTATAACGCGGCGGCCCAAATGGCGGCTGGGCAAGGCGACGTGGAGGCGATGGACACGTACACCCAACGTGCGCAGCAGCAAGAGGAATCGACGCGAACGCGCGCTTTGCAACATGCGACGATCCTCAGCAATATGGCCGAGTATGTGGGCGCCATACCAGAATCGGACATGGAAGGCCGTCTCGCTCGGATTCAATCGCTGACGCCGCGCTTGGTTGAGCTCGGACTTGATGAGGCGAATATCAGGGAATTCAAGCCGACTGATGCGAACCTTCAAGGCTACCGTGCGCTAGCTGGCCAGTTCTCGCGCTTCGTGAATATCAAGGAACACAATGGCGCATTGGTTGGGCTGCTGCCGGATGGATCGGTTGAGGAGTTGATTCCCGCAGATCTGACGCAAGGCGCTCCGAATGGGTATCGCTGGACGAATCCGTCTCGCGAACGAGTGGAACGCATACCGGGCTACGTTCCTTCTACGGGCGGTGGCAGCCGCATTACCTATCAGCCGATAACGCCAGAAATTGCGGAGATGTATGGCCTGCCAAATGGCGGCGAAGGATACGCTATTGGCAACAATGGATTGCCCAGGCGCATCACTGGCGGCGGAGGGGCGCTGACAGAGCGGCAGTCCGTTGCTTCGGCGTCAGCAATCCGGATGCAAAATGCGGAAGGCAAGCTAGAGGAAGTGTCGGCTACGCGCCCTGATCAGCTGGCGGGTTACTTAGAGCAAGTCCCCATTTGGGGGCAGGGCATGGCGACTAACCGAAGAAATGTTGCGCAACGGCAGCTAGATCAAGCGTCGGCGGAATGGTCAGAGGCGTTTTTGCGCGCCACGACAGGTGCGGCGGTGACGCGAGATGAAATCCGTCTCGCTGAGCGGATATTCATGCCGCAAGTTGGCGACACACAAGCAGACGTTCAACGCAAAGCGGCGTCGCGCGCGGTTGCGCTTCAAGCCATTCAGACAGGTTTGCCGCAAGCCGCACTCAACGCTATCCGGCAAGCTGGAGGCAATCCTAGCAACTTCCCGACATT